TTCATCGAAGTAACGAAGTACGCCGCTCCTGGTAACTTCATGCTCGGTGAAATCGGACGTCTTTATGACTGCGTGTTCATTGAGACCACTCAGGTCCGTAAGGTTGTCGGTGGTGCAGGTACCAGCTACACAGCTGATACAGCAGTAACCCCAACAGTCACAGCTGGTGGCGGATATATCTCCCCAGCAGAGTTCACCGGTAACGGTGGCTCAGACCGCTATGACGCTATCTTCATTGGAGATAACGCATTCGGTCACGCTATCTCACTTCCAGTCGAGCTCCGCGATGGCGGTATCCTTGACTTCGGTCGTGAGCATGCGCTTGCTTGGTACTCAATCTTCGGTCTCGGTCTAATCACTGACCAGGCTGTTGTTATTGCAGAAACCAACTAGTTTCAAATGTATGGGAGTGGGTGTAACAGCCCACTCCCTACAACAACATCGAGTTAATAAATCGGAGGAACAAAAGTGGCTAATAAAGCAAAACCGACAGACTTTACTGGTCGTCAACGCGAAGCCCTAGCAAAAGAGTTTGCTGAAGAGCAAGCTAGTCGTGCAAACGAGATGTCGTTAGCAACAGCAGAAGCCGCCTACAAGGCAGAGCATGAAGTAATTGATGCTACTAGCCCTAAAGGATTGACAACTGTAGTTGTTGAAGATATCAAGAAGACAGGTGCAAAGGGAGACACCGTTGTTATCCGTGTAGCGGATGACATCGAGAATATGACTCTCGGCGCAGGAACAAGCTATAGCTTTAAGGCAGGGCAAAAGTACGAGGTAACTCGTGATGTTGCTCGTCACCTTGAAGAAAAAGGCTACCTGGCTGGAATTCTCTAAAGCACTTTGACGCGGGGCAGCGGGCACAGTAAAGGGCCCGCTGTTTCGTTTAGTTTCAACAAGGAGTGTACGTGGCAACCCTAGCTGACTTGGTTTCTAAGGTTCGTATGGAGCTAGGTGACCTACCCAAACAATTTACTAAAACCTTCGTTGGTGATGGTTCTACAAAAGACTTTGAGTTAGGCGTCAAGCCCGTAGACGTGTCTACGCTAGTCGTGACCGTAAACAATACCCCTGTAGCAAATCCAACTGGTTACACAATAGAAGCTGGTTATGGGGTCATCCATTTTACTTCCGCGCCTGCTAGCAACGCCGCGATTAAAGTAGTGGGTAGCGTATTTAGATATTTCTCAGATGCTGAGGTCGAGTACTTCGTTAATACTGCAGTTACCCAACACATCTATAACCGCTCTGATTCCTATGGTAGAAGCATGACTCTCAAGATGCTCCCAGAGGTAGAGGTTTACCCAGTAACAATTCTTTCTACTATCGAAGGCCTATACACACTGGCTACAGATTCAGCCTTCGACATCAACATCTTCGCTCCAGACGGCGTGACCATTCCGCGTTCCGAGCGTTACCACCAGCTAATGAACTTGATTCAACAGCGCTCTGAGCAATACCGCCAGCTCTGCGCAGCGTTGAATATCGGCCTATGGCGTATCGAAGTTGGAACTCTACGCCGCGTAAGCCGCACCACCAACAAGCTTGTACCTATCTTTATGCCACAAGAGATTGACGACTCTCGCCGTCCAGAGAGAGTGTTCTTACCGAACGATATGACTGGACGTACGCCCACACCTACTACGGCTGGAATCTACGACATCATCTTGTACCAGGGCGATAGCTGGTACGCGATATTTGATTTCCCTGATTCAACGGATTTCTCTGACCTAGTGTTTAAAGCACAGATTAGAACCTATCCTAACTCCCCTTCTCTATGGGGCGAGTTCACTATTACAGTAGAAGATGCTCCTACTAAGAAGCTTCGTCTAGCACTTACTAAGGCACAAACTGAAAGAATTCCTGCTCGTGCATTCTGGGATTTGCAGGCTACATCCCTTAGCGATGACACCTTTGAAAAAACATACATTCGTGGCCAAGTATTCTGCGAGCGCGAAATAACACAGGATTAACATGGCAGACGAGATTATTGTTACGCCCGCCGATGTTGTAACTGTAGAAGTATCAACCGGTACAGCTGGCGCACAAGGACCTACGGGTCCTACAGGTCCTACAGGCCCTGCTGGTTCTGCATCAACAGTTCCAGGCCCTGTTGGTTCAACTGGTCCTACGGGTCCTACTGGACCGCAAGGTGTAACTGGACCGACTGGACCACAAGGAGTAACTGGTCCGCTTGGACCGCAAGGTCCGTCTGGACCAACTGGACCTAGAGGTGAACTCGGTCCTACAGGTCCGACAGGTGCTGCTGGTACATCAGTAACAATTCTTGGTTCATTAGCAAATCAATCTTTACTTCCTGCTGAGGGCGACCTCGGTGATTCGTATTTAATTAACGGCGACCTCTACGTCTGGGATGGCGATGAGTGGGTTAACGTTGGAACAATTCAAGGCCCTGCTGGTCCGCAAGGTATACAAGGAGCAACAGGTCCACAAGGTATTCAAGGCGAGCCTGGCCCACTTGGACCACAAGGTGAAGTTGGTCCAACAGGACCACTTGGTCCTACTGGTGCAACTGGTCCGCAAGGCGAAGCTTCAACTGTAACTGGTCCTACCGGTCCACAAGGTGAAGTCGGACCGACAGGTCCTACCGGACCGCAAGGTGAAGCATCAACAGTTGCTGGACCAACTGGACCCCAAGGTGAGATTGGACCAACAGGTCCGCAAGGTGAAGTGGGCCCAACTGGTCCGCAAGGATTAGTTGGAGAAACAGGACCAACTGGTGCTCAAGGAATTCAAGGCGACACTGGTCCGACTGGTCCTACTGGCCCACAAGGAACCGGCGTAACAATACTTGGTTCTTATTCAGATTATTCTTCTTTAGTCGCAGCACATCCAACAGGTAACACTGGTGATGGATACATTGTCGGCGGAGATTTATATGTCTGGGATGGAACACAATGGGTAAATGTTGGAAGCATTCAAGGACCAACAGGTTCCACAGGTCCGACCGGACCAACGGGTGCTACTGGACCAATTGGTGAAACTGGACCAACGGGCCCAGAAGGAAACTTTTATGTAAGTGCTACTGCGCCATCATCTCCAATCGAAGGTGATGTCTGGTTTAACACTAACAATGCACGCAACTATGTTTACTACGACTCTTACTGGGTTGAGTGGGCATCATCTGATATCGGCCCTACTGGACCTGCTGGTCCAACTGGAGCAACCGGACCTGCATCAACAGCTCCTGGTCCAACTGGTCCGACCGGACCTACCGGACCTACTGGTCCACTTGGTCCAGCATCAACTGTTCCAGGACCTGCTGGTATTCAAGGACCGACTGGACCAACAGGTCCAACTGGTGCAGCATCAAATGTAACTGGACCTACTGGAGCTACTGGACCAACAGGTCCTGCTGGTGATGCTGGTCCTGCAAGCACAGTTCCAGGGCCAACAGGGCCAACAGGTGCTACTGGGCCTACTGGGCCTGCAGTTGATACGTTGCACCCGTTCCTCTTTGGAGTTATTTAAATAAATTAATAAAGTAAACTTGATAGGATAAGGAAGGAAAACAGTGGCAATAACGTATAAAGTGTTGGGCCAAGCTGTCACAACGGCTTCGGTCAACTCTGACGTATACACCGTGCCTTCTAACACTGAGGCCGTAATCAGCAGCATCGTGGTAGCTAACCGCGGGTCTGATAACACCACCTTTAACGTGGCCGTTCGTCCTAATGGAGCAACATTAGAGAACAAGCACTACGTGGCATACCAGGTGGGCATAGACCGCAACGACACTACCGTGCTCTCATTCGGCATCACTATGGATGCTGGCGATGTGCTCACAGTCACAGCTGCCAACAACAACCTAAGCTTTAATGTCTTTGGAATGGAGACCGCATAATGGCAGGCTTCGTTTCGCTATCAGGAAGTAGCGCTAAGTCCAAGCAAAACTTCTATGGCTTTAAGTACGACCCCGTAAACGACGCACTGACTATTGAAGAGTTTTTATGGGGTAATACAGAAGTAATAACGCTCCCACAAGTAAACGATGATGGAACGCTGTATGTTGAATACGACGATACTTACTATACAAATGCTGTAACTCCTTACGAGTTATCATTTTCGTGGGATACTACAAACTACGACCAGCTCATTATGGAGGTTAACTAGTGGCTTCTCAGATTTTTAACTTAGGTAAGCTTCGCTTTACCTATAAAGGCGCCTATAGTGGCTCTACTGAGTATCAGCTTAATGATGTAGTCAAAGCTAGCAATAAGCTTTACGTATACATCAATGCCGCAGCGACTACAGGCACGGCAGTCTCAAACACCTCATATTGGGCAGTAATGATTGAAGGATTTATTGACCCTGCCTCTGGTACCGCTGGTCAAACTTTAACTACTAACGGGACTGACTATGTATTTTCTGACCTAGCCCTTGTTCCAGACCAAGATACTCACGATGGAAAGATTCTAACCACAGATGGCACAGACGCCTCTTGGACTGATTCTTTAACTGACCTTGAGTTAACCGGAGATATCGCTGGATTGGGTGCGCTGTTTGGTGGACCAGAGGCAAAAAACGATTACGAAACTCTAGGTACAAATGTTAAGACAATATCAAATAAAGCTTTAACAAGTAACATCGCAACGATTACAACCTCTACAGCTCATGGATTTTTCCCATTTCAATTTGTAAATGTTGATTTAACTATCCCAGATGCCGCATTTGATGGTGAACGGGAAATTATTGATACTCCTACGCCTACTACATTTACATTTGAGTCTGTATCTGGAAACATTGCATCAACCGCAGTAACAGGTTCTGTATCTGCGCTTCCAGGATACACAAACGCAGTTGCAGTATTTGGCGTAGACGCAGATGACTATTCTCAGATTGTGTTTAGAAACGCTTCTAGTGCAGCGGCTGCTTCTACTGACTTTATCGCTTATGCAGATAACGGAACAGACTTTGCTGGTTATATTGACATGGGTATTACAAGCTCAGGCTTTAACGACCCTGAGTTCACTATCACAGGCGCAAATGACGGATACATCTTTATGTCTGCTCCTGCAGGAACTACAGGTTCTGGAAATCTAGTTCTAGCAACTAATGACACAGGGTCTGAAAACAAGATTATTTTTGCAGCTGGCGGTTTAGGTTCTGACAACACCCAAATGGAAATTACGCCAGACGTCAATGTTCACATTGAAATCCCAACGCCTTCCACATCATCTACTACAGGTGCTTTAACCGTAGTCGGTGGTGTAGGTGTTCAAGGTGATATGAACATTGAAGGCTCTGTCTCTATCGTTGGTAACCTTACCTTTGGTGGCGGTTCAACTACTACTGAAAACCTAACCGTTACAAACCCTATTGTTTTCGTAGGCGATAAGAACGACGCAGATATCGTAGACCTCGGTCTTGTTGGAGAATACGCAACTACTATTACTCCAGAAGTTGCAACTGTAAACAACAAAGCTCTTGCATCTAATGTAGCTACTCTTACAACAGCCTCTGCTCATGGCTTCTTAGTTGGCGATATCGTAACAATCACAGATGTAGATGCTACATTTAACGGTACCTACCAGATTACTGGTACTCCGCTATCTACAACTTTTACTTATGCTAAAACTGCTTCAAACGTACCAAGCACCGCAGTTTCTCCAACAGGCACAGCGACAGTAAACAAGCGCCGTAAGTTTGCGGGTGTTTTGCGTGATGCCTCTGATGGAGTAATTAAGTTTTACAAAGATGGAACTACTAAGCCAACTACAACCGCTAACTTTGGTGAGGCTGGAGCGGCCTATGCTGATATCCAAGTAGCTGGTATAACAGCTAATGGTCTAGTATCCCTAAGCGGAACTGTTGATATACAAGAAATGCGTGAAACAGTTGTATCAACAACAATCTCAGCAAACGCTATTGCTGCAGACTGGTCTGCTGGAAATATATTCTGGGTAAGTAGCACTCCGTCAGCTAACTTCACAGTTAACCTTACTAACGTACCTACAGATAACGACCGCGTTATGACTATTAACGTATTTGTTACTCAAGGAGCGACTGGCTACCTTCCAAACGCGTTAAGCATTAATGGGTCTGGCGCAACTATTAAATGGCCAACCGCAGCTGCTCCAACTCCAACTTCAATAGCTGGAAGAATTGATGTTTTCACATTCACACTAATTCGTCTAAGCGGTGCGTGGACAGTACTAGGCTCAGCTAACCTGAACTGGGGGTAATTAAATGCCTTTTGTTAGCTCTGTTCGTGGAAGCTATGGCAGTCAAGGAAGACGCAGACCTCAAACTGGTCGCTTAGGTGCTGGTAGTACAGGCGGCTCAATTACTGAAGTTGGTGGTTACAGAATACATACATTCACCGCAGTTGGTACTAGCACTTTTGTTACTGACGGTGTAGGAACAGTTGAGTACTTAGTTGTAGCTGGTGGCGGTGGCGGTGGAGGATGGGGCGGCGGCGGCGGTGCTGGTGGATATATTTCTGGAACAACATCGGTTGCTTTAACAACTTCTTATAGTGTAATAGTTGGAAGTGGTGGAGCCCGCGGTACGTCTGTATATACAGCTGGTTCTGATGGTGGAAACTCTTCTGCGTTTTCTTCAACTGCTATTGGTGGCGGTGGTGGTGGCTATTTTAATAGAAATCCTGGCCGCTCAGGGGGTTCGGGAGGCGGACCTGGAAGCCATGACGCTAATGGAACTGCAGCTGCTTCTCCTGGAGCTGGTACTTCTGGGCAAGGATTTTCTGGCGGAACAACTCGTGTGTATTTTAGAAATAATAATACTAGTGGTTGGTATCCAGGAGCTGGCGGCGGCGGCGGCGCTGGTGGTGTAGGAGGAAGTACGCAACAAGATGGTGGAGGAAATTGGGGACGTGGAGGAGTGGGTGGTTTAGGAATATCAAACTCTATATCAGGGTCCTCGCTTTTTTATGCTGGCGGTGGCGGTGGGCATAGTCCTGGAAGTATTGAGGGAGACAGCGGTGGAGAAGTTTACAACGCTCCAGGTGGTTCTGGAGTAGGCGGTCAAGGTGGAAATTATGCGGTCACTGATAATCTTTCTTACGCTGGGACAAGTGGAACAAATGGTCGCGGTGGTGGAGGCGGAGGTTCTTGGGGTGGAAATGATGCAAATGCTATTGGTGACGGTGGTTCTGGCACAGTAATTATTAGGTATCCAATCTAATGGCCGCAATTGATTTTCCTAATTCGCCGATACTTGGCGAACAGTTCACAGCTAATAACACTACTTGGGAGTGGGATGGCACAACGTGGACTGTTATTCGCACACCTGTTGTCGGCCCTACGGGCCCAGCTGGTTTAGAGGGAGCGACTGGTCCTACCGGACCGCAAGGCGCTACCGGACCTACTGGTCCTACTGGCTCAACCGGTGCTACAGGTACTTGGACAACAACATCAGAGACTCCTCCAGCAGGAGCAACTCAAGGTGATGCGTGGTTCGACCCTAATTCAGGCGCAATTTTTATTTTTTATGATGGATACTGGGTTGAGACTGGTGCAGCACCAATCGGACCTACAGGTCCAATAGGACCAACTGGTCCAACCGGTGCACAGGGCGAACTTGGCCCAACAGGTCCAGCTGGTTCATCCAGCGCAGGAAGCATTGGTCTATCGTGGTGGTTAGGAGTATAAAGTGGCAGGAATAGAACGACTAGGTGTAACAAAGCTGACGACCTCAGTCGCATTTGGCTCTTCAGGAACCACCATCTTCACAGCATCGGATAACTACCTATGCTCTGTTATCGCTACCAATACCTCTGCTGACGATGCAAATATCTATATTTATGTAATTCCTTCCGGCGCAACTACCGAATCTCAATATGCGTTGATGGCTCATAACCTATTGCTTCCTGGATACAATAGCTATGAGACTTTCCGCTTTGCGGTGAATAACGGAGATGTAGTGAAAGTTGCTGGAAGCGCAGATGTGTCTTACTACATTCAGGGCCTAGACCAGGTCACTTAGGAGAGTAAATGCCAGGATACGCATACCCAGTAGATGCAGTAGCTTCTGCTGGAACAGCTAAGAGTGTTAGCTTCCTTGTCACAGACACTGCCTCTTCTTCTGCTACCACTATCTTTACTGCTACTAGTAAAACCCGAGTGAATTCAATCGTTGCCGTCCACACTGGTGGCAGCGACACAGGCATTCTTCCTGTTGAAGTTTATGTAGGCCGCGGCACCCCAACGGTCAAGCACCTCATTGCCAAGAACCGTGTGCTCAAAAACAACTTCGTAGTACTGCCTATCGTCTCTGGCGATAGCCGAGTCGGCGAGGACGGCGACCCTACAACCAGCGGGTATAACAAAGTTCTTCCAGAATTTATCCTTCAAACAGGAGACAAGCTATACGCAACCTGTCCATTCGAGGATGTAATCCAGCTCCACATCGAGCTAACCGAGGGGGTTAAATAGTGTCAAATACGCCTGTATTCATCAATATTGACGGCAATACCTCAACTACCCTAACCACTTCCAACCTAGAGGACATTGCAGATAAAGTCTTTTATGGAGCAAGGCAGGACAGGGAAACAGGAAAGGCTTATATTGATATCATTGCTGGAGGAACTGCTATCTCGCTAGGTGATTCCTACTCGGCTCGTCCTGATGACTATTTTAACTGGATGTGGAGTAGCAACACTCTACGTTTTAGCGTATCCGCAACTGGCCACATTCTGATGGAGGTATACTAATGGCTCAGATTCTTGACCTGGGCAAATTCCGCTTTGACTTCAAGGGAGTCTACTCTGGCTCAACAGAGTATGAGCGCAACGATGTGGTCCAATACGGCGGTAACGTTTACTGCTATACCTTAGGTACCGCAAGCACCGGCAACCTCCCAACAGATACGGCTTTCTGGACTTTGATGGTCGAAGGTTTTAATTATCGCGCTGCTTGGGATGTAGCAACTCAATATCTTCTAGCTGACGTGGTTTCTTACGGTGGTAAGGTTTACATTGCTCTTCAAGACACTATTGGTGATAACCCAGTAACTTCAGGTTCTGATTGGGCGGTTCTTGTTGACGGTATCCAGTACGAAGGCGAATGGTCTTCAGCTACTAGCTATCAAAAAGGCGACGTAGTTAAGTACGGTGGAAATATATATATTGCTAATGCTAATAGTATTAACTCAGTCCCAACTACTCCTTCTGTAACTTGGGAAATTCTTGTCTATGGTGTCGAATGGAAAGGCGCCTACAACGACGCTACTGCCTACAAAGTAAACGATATTGTTTCATATGGCGGTAAGTCTTATATCTGTATTTTAGCTTCTACTGGAAACGAGCCAGCAGCTAGCCCATCTAACTGGGCAATCTTCTCAAGCGGTTTTCAATGGGAAGGACAGTGGTCTTCTTTAACAAACTATCAAGCTGGCGATGTAGTTTCCTACGGCGGTCTTGTATATGTAGCTATTGCTGACTCACTTAATAGCGCTCCAACAGACACGCTTTATTGGGCAGTGCTTATCGAAGGCATCGCTTGGAAAGGCGAATACTCAGGGGCTACCACTTATAACAAAAACGATATTGTTTCTTACGGCGGTTCATCTTGGATTGCTAAGCAGAACACTCAAGGCAACGCTCCGGTAGTAGGAGCTAACTGGGATACTCTAGCTGCCGGTACATTCCCATCATTCGCTGGCGCTGCTGGTTACTTCCTAAGCAACGACGGAACATCTGTCGTATGGACAGACTCAGTTACGGTCTCAGAACTTACCGCGAATGACAAAATTTATGTAGGCCCTGATGCTGAGCAGATGGAAACTGACATCGCTCTCACCAATGCGGCCGCAGTATTTAGATTTGATAATGGCTCAGAAGATGAGCTATTCGCTCAGATTGCCTTTAAGAACGCTGACCCAACATCGTCTACAGACATTATTGTCTATTCAGACAATGGTGGCGATAGCTACGGCTGGGCATCCTTCGGTGTAACAGGCTCTGACTTTGGCGACCCACTCTTCCCGCTAACAGGAAACAACGATGCTTATGTCTTCTACGATGCTCCTCTAGAAGTTACCTTAACAGTAACTGATAAAGAGCTTACTTCTAACGTAGCAACTTTGACCGTTAGCGAAACTATTGACCCTGCAGAAGTATATGTCGGCTCAATCGTGGATGTAACTGGCGTAGACGCAACCTTCAACGGTACCTATAGGCTAACGGCAGTAGATGACGTAGCGGGCACAATCTCATACGCCAAGACCGCCTCTAACGTAGCCTCAACCTCTGCCTCTGGAACTGTTGTAAGCAACGCAGGTTCACAAGGTAACTTGGTCTTTGCTACTGGTGCTAACGGTTCTGATAACAAGATTATCTTTGCAGCTGGTGGTTTCGCATCTGGTAATACGCAGATGGAAATCACTCCAGATGTGAACGTCCACATTGAAATTCCAACACCTTCAACCTCACCGTCTACTGGTGCTCTCACTGTTGTGGGTGGCGTAGGTATCCAAGGTGACATGAATATCCAAGGTAACGTTGCAATCGTAGGTACCATCTCATTCGGCGGTTCTGGAACTACAGTTACCACTCAGAACCTTGCGGTTTCTGACCCAATCATCTTCTCTGGTACCAACAACGTAGATGACCTTGTAGACCTAGGTATCGTTGGCGAGTACACAGTAGATGTAACTGATGTAGTAACTAGCGTAAATAACAAGGCTCTTACATCTAACGTAGCTACCCTAACCACTACCACCTCACATGGATATTCTGTATACGATGTAGTGGTTGTAACTGGCGTAGGTGTTCCGTTTGATGGAACTCACGTTATTACCGCGGTAACTTCAACCACATTTAGTTTTGCTAAAGAAAACGCAAATGTAATCTCAGCAGCGGTAGACCCAGTTGGAACTGCTACAAAGACACGTGAGCGTAGATGGCGTGGATTTGTTCGTGACGCCTCTGACGGTGTAACTAAACTATTCCAAGGCTCTACTGCAAAGCCAGGAACCACAGTTGACTTCAGCAATGCTGGCTTAACTTATGCAGCGTTGCAGGCAGGCTCTTTTACAGCAGATGCTATTACAGCAGTAGCCACTGGTATCACCTCTACTACTGGAACTAACGCGCTAAAAGACTTAACACTTAGCGGTAGCGCAAACACTTTTGGTACATCAACTATTGCAGGTAACTTTACAGTCTCTGGCGACCCGACCTTCTCCGGAAACCCTATATTTAGTGGAACCCCGTCCTTTACTGGAACTCCAACCTTTACTGGCGGCGTTCGTGTTCAGGAAATGATTGAAGATGTTGTAGATGTAACCCTGTCTTCTAACGCGGTAACTCTTGACTACAGCGCTGGTAACATTTTCTGGACTACTAACACACCATCAGCAGCAATGACCTTTAATATTACAAATGCCCCAACTACAGATGGCAGAGTGTTTACTGTAAACGTTCTTGTTACTCAAGGCACTACTGGATATATTCCTACTACCCTAACTATTAATGGAAGCGCAACTACCATTAAATGGGCTGCAGGAGTTGCTCCAACTCCAACATCAAGCTCTGGAAAGATTGACATCTTTACCTTTAACATTGTTCGCAGAGCTTCAGCGTTTACCGCATTAAGCTCAGCTAACCTCAACTTCTAAGGAGTAACATGCCCTTTGTAAGTAGCGTTAGAAACAATTTTGGTATTCAAAAAAGACCTTTTCCTATTAGTGATGGTAAAGGGTCTGTAACCTCTTCTGGCGGTACGATAACCACTCTTGGTGGTTATCGTATACATTCTTTTACATCAACAGGTAGTTCTTCATTTACATTTACTGTTTCTGAAAATGTAGCTGGAAATGGGTCCATACGAAGTGATGGAACTTTAAACACTGGGTCTGGTACAACGGGAGCCCTAGTAGAGATTTTAATGGTGGGAGGCGGAGGCGCAGCTGGAAACTATTCTGGTGGCGGGGGAGCTGGAGAAGTACTTTCAATATCTCGAATATTAACTGCGGGCACGTATTCGTTAAGCATAGGGTCTGGAGGAACTGGAAGTAATACTGGAACCTGGAATGATAATAGGCATGGACAAGATACCACCGGTTTTGGAGAAACAGCTAAAAGAGGTGGTGGAGGAAAATCTTCTGACAACGATACAGATGGTGGAGTCGGTGCAAACGGAACGCTAACCTCTGTTGGAAATGGTGGTGGCGGTTCTTCACGTACTGCTGGTTATTTTGGTACTGTAGGAACTTCAGTAGGAGCTGGAGTGACTCGTTACGGGGGTAATCGTGGTGGGCAAATATCCAGTGGTGGTGGTTCTATAAACCAAGGCCCTAACTATCCTGGTGGCGGAGGCGGAGGAGCAGGTGCTTCTGTAACTGGAGATACTGGCGGAACTACATCTAATAACTCTTCTGGTATTGGTGGTATTGGAGTTGTAAATTCTATTTTAGGCACCGCATACTATTGGGGCGGCGGAGGAGGTGGGGGAGTTTATTATAATAGCCCTGCAACTACTGCTGGCTCTGGAGGACTTGGTGGAGGCGGTGGAGGAGGAAATGTTAATCCTGGTTTAGGTGGCGGTCAAGCGTTAAACGCTGGTGGAAATGGGCAGGCAGTCTCCCCATATAACGGAGGAAGTGGTGGCGCTAATACTGGCGGCGGCGGTGGTGGTGGTAGAGGCGAAACTGGCGGAACTGGCGGAAATGGCGGCTCAGGAATTGTTGTAGTACGGTACCGTATATAAATGCGTTTTAAATCGTCGCAAAATATCTTTAAAGATTTTGGGGAAGTGTTTGACCCAAATTGGATGGACTCTGACAAAATAATTTTACCTCCCAAAACTGATTGGGATTACAAACGCGAAATGCGTTTTGAAGATGTAAATATTTGGGAAGTCATTTATGAGCAAGGCGGAGCTGTTGCAGTATATGCGGCTTGGGACCCATATGCAGAGTTTTATTTGGTAAGAGTAGGTTGGTTTAAAGAAGTTCAAGGCCACGGCTTTGAGACATACTACGGACCAGGAGCTCAGAAACAAGTGCAAAAACGTGCAAAAGAATTAGGCATTCATCTCTGCACTCAACAACATTGGGTAGAGCCTGAAGATATGTGGCTATACCAGTAAACTGTCAAGATGGCCATCAACTTTCCAGACAGCCCTGCGCTAAATGAGCTATTCGGAGTAGGCGACCAGATTTGGTACTGGGATGGCTATGTGTGGCGCATCAGCTTAGCTCAAGGAGCTACTGGTCCTACTGGTCCAACCGGACCCATTGGACTGACAGGCGCTACTGGTCCTACAGGACCACAAGGAGTTACTGGCCCAACTGGTCCAACAGGACCGACTGGTGCTCAAGGTATACAAGGTATTACTGGTCCAACTGGTTCTACAGGACCAACAGGACCGACTGGTCCGGTGTTCCAAAACATTGATGGTGGAACACCAACTACAATTTATGGTGGCTCATCAATTATTGACTGCGGAGGTCCAACCGGCTAATGGCTGTCAGAGTTCAATTTAGACGCGGCACCGCTTCAGAGTGGGCATCCGCTAACCCAATTATGTCTCAAGGTGAAGTCGGCTATGAGTATGACACTGGCCGATTCAAAGTAGGTAATGGTACACAAGGCTGGAACTCGCTTCCATATTCTTCAGGTGTTACTGGCCCTACTGGTCCTAGCTCTACTCTTACAGTTGGAACTGTAACAAATCTTTCTCCCGGCGCTGCCGCTACTGTAACAAATAGCGGAACATCTACCGCAGCAGTTTTTAATTTTGGAATTCCACAAGGCGTAACTGGACCAACAGGTTCAACTGGCCCAGTTGGTAACGCAGGTCCTACTGGACCAACCGGAGCAACTGGACCAACTGGAGCTGCATCAACAGTTACTGGTCCTACCGGACCTACTGGAGCAACGGGACCACAAGGTGTTCCTGTTCGACTTCTTGGTTCTGTTGCAGATGTACCTTCACTTCCATCTACTGGTAATACTTTAGATGATGCTTACATTGTTGAATCTGATGGAGATTTATATGTGTGGGACGGCAGTGCTTGGTTTAATGCTGGCCCTATTGTGGGTCCACAGGGTGACACTGGACCGACAGGCCCCACAGGCGATACAGGCCCCACAGGACCTACAGGTGCTACTGGAGTTGTATCTGTAACTGGTCCTATCACCAACACTGGAACATCAACCGATGCGGTAATTGGTATTGACCAATCATTACTATCTTTAACTCTTTCACAAATTTCTGATGCTGGAACGGCAGCTGGAAAGAACTATCCAACTACCGGTGATGCAGTCGCTGGTGAGGTAGTACTAGGGGATGACTCTCGTTTATCAAATGAGCGAACACCAACAGATAACTCAGTAACCACTGGCAAGATTGCAGACTCTAACGTAACCACTGGCAAGATTGCAGATTCTAACGTAACAAATGAAAAATTAGCTAACGACAGCATTACTATTGGAACTACTGAGATTGTTCTTGGAACAACGGCAACATCTATTTCAGATTTAACAATATCTAACTTAATAGTAGATGAATCCATAGTGTTTGAAGGCTCTACATCAGACGCCTACGAAACTACTTTGCAGGTAACAGACCCAACTGTGGATAGAACAATAACTATCCAAGATGCTTCTGGAACCCTACCCCTAGCTGAGCACGTCCTAGCTTCATTAGGTATGCCGACTACCAATGCGGTAGACGTAGCTCCAAGATGGGACAACCAGTCGGCTGCTCTTGTCAGTGGCACGGTATATATGACGTTCTTCACTCCGCTAAAGGATATTGAGATTGACGATATCTCGGTATCTTCAGCAGGTACCGCTTCTGCTGGAACAACCCTGGCTCGTTTCGGTCTCTACACTTACGACGAGACCACAGCAACACTTGTAGCTAGAACTGCTAGCGACACCACCATATTCTCGGTGCGTAACACTCTGTATACAAGAACCCTTAACGCCACTGGTGGATATCCACTTACTTACACACTCAAAGCTGGAGTTCGGTATGGGCTTGCAGTTGTTTGGGTTGGAACAACACCTGGAACTGCATATGTCGCATACGGTTTCCCACCAGGGTCAGTAGCAGGATTGAGTCCAAAACTAAATGGAGCAATCACAGGTCAAACAGATTTGCCAACAACTGGAACACCAGTAACAACTCAAAACATCGGACTATGGGGTAGGTTATCGTGATAGAAAGAATTGATTTAGGAATTGACCCATTAACTGGGGTACGGAAATATGAAGTTCGGGATGCAAGCACTGGGGAGGTTATAGGCTACGATTATGTAGCTCCAGAATCCGAACCTAGTTAGGCCTTGCATGAAAGTCGCTGTTTACACCATAGCTTTAAATGAAGAACACTTTGTATCCAGATGGTACGAGTCAGCTAAAGATGCCGACTACCTACTAATTGCAGATACCGGTTCTACAGATGGAACTCCAGATACTGCAGTTAATCTAGATATAAATGTCTACGACTTGTCTATAAAACCCTGGAGGTTTGACGACGCCCGCAACGCATCATTGGCTTTAATACCAGCCGATATTGACTACTGCATCGCACTGGATATGGATGAAGTACTCATGCCAGGTTGGCGAAAAGAACTAGAAAAGGCCCACACCCATAAGTGGACACGACCACGATACAAATACACGTGGAGCTGGAATCCTGATGGCTCGCCAGGATTACAGTACGGCGGTGACAAGATTCACCTACGCCATTACTATCGCTGGAAGCACCCTGTACACGAAGTCATAGTCCCTGACAGGATTGCGGAGACTCAAGGGTGGACAAATCTGGAGATACATCACTATCCAGATAGCACTAAGTCTCGTGGCCAGTACTTCCCACTTCTTGAGCTGTCAGTTAAGGAAGACCCTAGCGATGATAGAAACGCATTTTATTACGCTAGAGAATTATTTTTTCACGGGCAATTTGAGAAATCAATTGCTGAATTCCAAAGACATCTGAGCTTACCGCGAGCTACCTGGCGGCCAGAACGCGCCGCCTCCATGCGCTACATTGCAAAGATGTCTGACAACCCGACAGAGTCAGAGGCTTGGTTTAAGCGAGCTATAGACGAAGTGCCAGATAGACGAGAGGCCTATGTAGAGCTAGCCAAGCTTTACTACGAACAAGCTAGGTGGGCAGAGTGTCTGCAGGTTTCTGAGAAAGCTTTAGAGATTAAAGACAAGCCATTAGAATATCTGTGCGAGGAGTTTGCTTGGGGTTCAGAGCCCTGGGATTACGCGGCAATCGCATCTTACAACTTAGGTCTTTTTGATAAAGCACTTAAATATGGAGCCAAAGCCGTAGAATTGAATCCACAGGACCAAAGGCTTAATAACAACCTGGTCTACTACCAGCTTAAGGAGGCGTAGTGCGAGCCTATACTCCGGGCGGAAGATTTGATTCAGATTTTGAATTAGACTCTATGGGCGATGGAATAACCGCTGACCTAACAAACCCTGCTGGTACTACCGCTGAGTGGTGGATATTCGACAGAGTCAATAGCACTAAAGACCCGATATACGATGTAGAGCCAATCGGAGGCGGACGCCTCTGGACTGGGCCCTACACCCTATCGGTTATTAGAGCCTCAATTACTCAAGGTGCTACCCCAGTCACTGACCGAGGTTTCTATAACGCCGATACGCTACACCTAACTTTGAACGTAGATGACCTACGCCGTGTAAGCCCTGACTTGTTTAACGACCGAGGCTTAGTCAAGTCGGCAATTGACTTATCAAACAGGTACCGCCTTGTTTGGAAAGAACAGGTCTACCGACCATTTAAGACTCAACAAGCTGGACAGGTTTCAGATAGACACACCATCATCACCTTAGATTGCATACAATTAATGCCAGACGAGCTTGTTAACGACACTCAGTTCTTGGCGTACGCCCAAGCCTAGGAGGAAATATGAAGGGTAAGAAGAAGGTCGAAAAGGTAATGAAAGAGTACAAAGAAGGAACTCTTCATTCAGGCAAAGACCCTAAGGGTCCAAAGAAAGCCAAGAAGGTAACCTCTAAAAAGCAGGCTGTAGCCATTGCTATGTCTGAGGCTGGAATGGCAAAGAAGAAAAAGAAAAAGTAATGCCAAAGAAACGTATTGGTCAGTCAGTGGGTAAAGCCCCTACTAAGGCTGTGAACATTGCCCTTACTGGTAGTAAGTACTCTTCTGGCGGACAGAAAGTAAAGCGTAAAAAGGGTGGCGTTATCAGAAAACCTAAAGCCACTATTCGCTACAAGAGGGGTAAGTAATGGCCAAAAAAGAAAAGCCTGCAACCATTAAAGCTGGCGGAGCTCCTCACGTTGTCTATAAAAAAGACAAAAAAGTTATAGTTGACCACCTTGGAAAGAAGGGTGGCAAGTGGGACAAGATAGATTTAACTAAACATACAAAAGCTAAGTCTGTGAAGGAAGGGGTTAAAGCCGTAAAGAAATGGCATAAAACCCGTCCGCATAAGAAAGGCAAATAATGGTCAAAAAAGAGAAGCCAGTCTGGGACAAAAAAGACCCAACTCCAGGTAAGTCTAGTAAACTTAGTAAGAAGCAAAAAGCTTCTGCCAAGGCTAAAGCTAAAGCAGCGGGGCGCCCCTACCCGAATCTAGTGGACAACATGGCTGCGGCCAGAAAGAAGAAAAAATAATGTGCGCTAAATGTGGATGCGGGTGCAAGCCTGGTAAGCCAGCGAAGGGATGTAAGTGCTCATGCGCGACCTGCAAATCAGCCAAAAAGAAAAAGAAGTAGTTTGCGGGTGCGGTAACTGCGCTTGCGGAAAGGACAACAATGGCCAAAACTCCTAGCTTTATGAAGGGCAAGTATACAAAGTCTAAGGACGAGAAGATGGATGCTCGCCTTACTAAAAAGGCTGGCCTAGATAAAGAAGACAAAGAAAAGTTTGAAAAGATGGACAAGGCTCACGGCAAGAAAAAGAAGCCTAAGACCATTGCTGAAGATAAGAAAATAGACACAGCTCTTATCAAGAAGATTAAAGCCAAGGCTAAAGCCCATGAGAAAAAAGAAGGTAAAAAGGGCGAAGAGGCTGAGGAAAAACGAGAAAAGAAGAAGGAAAAGAAGTAAAGCTTGGGCCCCCGAAAGGGGGCCTTTTGCTTTATTATTGAACTGGTTCCATGCGGGAACCAAAGCTGTACCCCTGCGTTTGACCTTGATACTCCACTAGGAGCTTGCCGTGCCCTACTTGTTTGAAGATAAGTACCGAAAGGTATCGGAGCCTACTGAGGCGGATTTTGCCCGTGGCTTAGCCGATAGCAATGCCGAAAAAACACGCAAAGGTACGCAGAACTTTTTAGCAGGGCTGGTAGTGGGTATCTTGTCAGCACGCACGGGAAAACGGCGTAGATGATTAATGACGTTCTCTCTAGCTCACTAAAGAAGCTAACAAAAACACTTACAGCGGATATCCGCAAAGACGCCCTTATTGCTGGGTGGCCTGTGGCATTGGCCGACTCCTTGTCTGTAAAGATTGAGCGCAACTCCCTATCGGTTGAGTACCCAGAAGACTTTTCTCAAAAGATTGAAGACCTTGAGTATGGCGACGGCATGTCTACACCTAGACCTGTGCTACGCCGGTTTGCCTCTAAGCATAAGTTGAAACTGAAGAATGACATTACTGAGGCGAGCGCCGACTGGTTGTTTGAAGAAGGGATACTTCCATGAGTTTTATCCTTGCCGAAGACGCTGCCCTAAAAACAAAGATGCAAGGCATCGTAGTTCCTGACGAAAAGAATGGAACACGCTCAGTACAAGTCTGGTTTGCTAATCCAGATGTTGAGACTCGCCAGCAGTCGTATCCCTATATCACAATAGAACTTATTGGAATTGACTGGGCTAACTATAGACAGCACTCAGGTTATCTTGAAGATAACGACCGCCAAGGAACTGTTACCCCAATTAATGGAGAAGTGTTTAGATATGAATCCCCAGCTACTTGGGATTTGCTTTATCAAATAACAGCTTATTCTCGTCATCCACGCCATGACAGAATTATCGTAGCCCACTTATTGGGCCAAGATTTTGTAGCAAACCGCGGGTTTCTACCCGTGCCTAATGACCTAGGAACAGAAACTTCCTGGCGTCACATTGTTATGCAAGATTTCGCTAAGCGCGACACCATAGAGGACGGACGTCGGTTATACCGAAGTGTGTTCACTGTACTCGTGACTAGTGAAGGAACCCCGACCGACGGAGATTCTGTCGCCTGGGTTGAAGATGTACTGATAAACGAAAACCCAACCTATATCCCATCCGACTACGAAGAGTTGTAATACTCGTAAACCAAAGAAACTAACTAAGGAGAAAACCAATGGCATACTTACGGCCAGGAGTATATGTTGAGGAAACCCTCAACCCTATTCCGCCTGTCGTAGGCGCTAATGCAACATCTGTTGCTGCTTTTCTTGGCGCTGCCGACAAGGGTCCTCTAAACCCAACACTTGTGACTTCGTGGACTCAGTACACAAGCCTTTACGGTTCATGGGGCACAGAAAACACTCTCACAACCGCTGTCTACCTTTTCTTTGCAAATGGTGGAAATCAAGCGTACATAAAGAGAGTTCCAGGTGCAGGCGCATCATCCGCTACTAGAGTGTTTGATGACCGTTCTGTATCTACTGACCCAACTCTTGCTCTTACCGCTTCAAGCGTAGGAACATGGGGCAATTCAGTTTATATAACAATCACTAACTCCACATTAGCTGACCACTTTGATGTGACTGTCTTCTATGGAGGAACTGGAGCTGCAAACGTAGTTGAGCGTTTTACTGACCTCAACATGACAGCTTCTAGCCCACGTTACGCAGTGAGCGTAATTAACGCAGGCTCTACTTATGTACAAGCATCAGACGAAGGCTCAACAGCTACCGGTGGAACAAGAAACCCATCTGTAGTTTCTCTAGAGCCTCTAGCTGGTGGCGCAAACGGCTCAGCTGTAACAGAAAGCGATATCGCTAACTCTGCTGTAGCCCTAGACACAGTTACAGAATCACTAGTACTAAACGCTCCTGGAGTTACAACCTCAGCAGCTGTAAACGTACTACTCTCATACGCTGAAGGTCGCGACGATGTGTTCATAGTTATTGACGCTATTAACGACACCGTTGCTAACCAGATTGTTAGAGCAGCAGCTTACACAGCTAGCTCACTAGGTGCGGTTTACTATCCAAACCTAACAATTCCAAGCCCTACCTCAACAGCTGCAGGAGCAACAGTTACTGCAAACGTTGGTGGAGCTATCGTTGGACAGTTCATGTCTACAGATGCTTCTCGTGGTGTCTTCAAGGCTCCAGCTGGTATCAACAACAGAATTGCAGGAGCAGTGTCTGTTCCTAAGTTAACTAACGCAAACTTGGACGCTATGAACTCCGCGTCTGCGCCGGTTAATGCGATTCGTTATATCCCAGGCAGCGGAATTGTAGTAATGGGCGCTCGTACCCTTAAAGCAGGGTATGCAGACCGTTACGTCCCAGTTCGTCGTTCCCTCATTTACCTACGCAAGGCTTTGACTGACCTCACAACCTTCGCAGTATTTGAGCCAAACGATGCTGTGCTCTGGCGAACAATTAATTCCACGGTATCAACCTTCTTGACAGATTTCTGGTCACAAGGCGGTCTTCGTGGAGCAACTCCAGCCGAAGCGTTCTTCGTTAAGTGCGACTCCGACACCAACCCATTGATTAAGATTGAAAATGGAGAGGTAAACATTGAAGTCGGTGTAGCCCTACAACGCCCAGCTGAATTCGTCATTATTAAAATCGGTCAATACGACGGTGGAACAACCGTCTCAGTGGCGTAAGGAGAATAATCAATGGCTACTAGCAATATCTCGCGTTTTTCTAAGCTCGCAACAGACCCGTTGCGCAGTTTTAGATTCTACGCAGAATTTACGCCAGCTGAAACAGCTGCGTATGCGGGGAACAATAACTTCACCAAGTTTACTGGTGGGTTTACTAATATCTCGGGTTTATCAATTAACACCCAGAGCATTGGATACCGCGAAGGTGGATACAACACTACTCTGCACCAGATTCCAGGGATGACCACCTTCTCCCCAGTTTCTTTCCAACGCGGAACTCTCTTCGGAGAAGACCAAGCTATCAAGTGGATGCGCGGCCTCTTTGCTGCTGCTGCCGGAGACGGAATTGCAGTAACACCAGATGCAAGCTCATTCCGCTGCAACGTTAACATCTGGGTTCTAGACCACCCTATTGCAGACCAGGGCGAGAACGCGTTTAAGATGCGGTTCAAGATTCACAACGCTTGGATTAGCAGCCTTAGCTACTCAGACCTCAATGCAACAGACAACCAAATCTTGTTCGAGACAATGCAGCTCGTACATGAGGGTCTATCGGTATCCTTTACCGACTCAGCAGGAAATCCTTTAGCAAGTCAGGCAAAGGGATAAAACTACTTTAAGGAGAACAATTCGTGACTGAAAAGCTAATAACAGACGCGTCGCTACTCGAAGAACTTACCAAGAAGATTGAGGAACCGGCTGCAGAAATTAAAACTGTAGCCCCTTCCAACACTGAGGTAGCTCTTCCCGGCGGCTTTGTTAACCGGGAAGGCTCCTTGGTGAAGTACGCCGAGGTACGAGAACTAACAGGAGTTGATGAAGAAGCAATTTCTAAATCAGGTTCTGTTGGCCGAGCGCTCAACATGATGTTGACCCGAGGCCTTGTAAGCCTTGGAATGGAAACGGCACAGCGAGAAGACCTTGACAGCCTTCTTTCAGGAGACCGGGACGCAATCTTGATAGGAATTCGTAAGTGCACCTTCGGTGACACAATGCAATTCCAAATTAAGTGTCCGCACTGCGACACAGATTTAGATGTGACTGTAGACCTCAACAAAGACATACCTTACCGAGAACTAGAAGACCCAATTAATAATCGCACGTTCACGTTCAAGTCAAAGCTTGGAGAAGTACTTGTGAAGCTTCCAACTGGAGCTACGCAACGAAAGTTGATGGAGAACACCGACAAGACAGTGGCTGAGTTAAACACAATGCTGCTAGCTGGTTGTGTCTCTAGTATCAATGGCACTCCTTCTTTAGGAGCATCTACTGTTCTCAAGTTTGGAATGGCTGACCGTGAAAAGCTTATTAATGAAATCCTTGACCGTAACCCAGGTCCACGCCTCGGGGAGGTGAGTACGGCCTGTGAGGCATGCGGCGAGAACATCGCAATGCCGTTGAGCCTGGCCGACTTATTTCGTCTATGACGAAAAGGATTACGAAAGCTTACTAGACCAGTATGAGATATTAACTAGAGCCTTTCCAGGCTGGACGTTAGAAGACATACGAAGTCTTTCGGTAAGAGAACGAATGAACTGGATTTTAAGAGCTCAAAGAAAGAGAACTAAATAGGAGGTGATGTCAGATGTCAGTGCTTAGAGGCATGAATATTGGTGGCGGTAGAAACCAGACAAAAAAAGTAGAGTTGGTTTCTGAGTTAATTGCTGAATACCAAAAGCTAAACCAAGTACTTGAGAAGACCAAAACTCTCTCAGCCGACATCGCCAACAATTTAGAAAAGAGCAAAACTGCTGTATCCATGGCTGGTGGCCGTGGCGGCGGTGGCATAATCCCTGGTAAAGAAGGCCAGTTCGTAGACGAACCAGGTTATTCATCTTCAGCACAAGCAGCTGCTGAGGAATCTGCAAGTGGAATGAAATTTGGCAGGTTCTTAGGAACTACTGCCGTAGCTGCTGTTGGTTCAGCAATTGCTGGTATGCCAACTAATGCTCAAGTAATGGAAAACCGCTTTATAGAACAGCGCATGGCTTTTATGAGTGGCCGTGGAGTAGGAGCTGTTCGTGGTCAGCTAGCTGCTGCCGCAATGGGTGGAATTGTTACTAATGAACTAGATGCCGCTAGAGCTGCTGCAGCTGGTATGAGCTTTGGACTCATGCCTGGTGCAAATGCAAATGTAATGGGCAATGCCGCCACATTTTCTTATCTATCGCCAGGCGCAGGTTTAGAAGGTGGAATGAGAGCTACTGCAGCTCTTAACCAAGCTGGTAGCGTAAACAGACTTCGTATGCTTGGTATAAACGTCAGAGGCAACGACGGCTTCATGCGTGACGTAAAAGACATTGCCAATGAAGTTTACGACAGAATTTTAAAGCCTGCCGCAGGCAACCGCCCAATAACTAGAAAAGCGATTGCCCTATCGCTTCAGTCCGGTGGCGCGTTAGATATGTTCCTGAATCAATATTTCGGCGGAGACCCAGTACTTAGACAAGGTGTAGTAAACGCTATCTTGCAAAGAGCTGGTGGCGGAGAGATATCTAAGGAAGCAGTAGTTGAGTCTGGTTTAGTGCCTGATATCGCTCAATCAGAGTCTGAAAGAATGGGCCAAGCTTTCAAAGGTATTCAAGCTTCTACAGACCCAATGATTAAGGGAATAATTGAAGCAAATGAAAAACTAACAGCTTTGGGCAGAGCATTTGAAGAGTTTGCTAAAACTGGAATAGGTCAAGCAACGTTAGCCCTTAAAGGTTTTGCTGCTCAATTAGCCACAGGTGGCAATGGCGCAATGGGTGGTTTTATGGGCGTATTTTTAGGAAGTTTAATGGCTAATGTTATTCGCCCGCTATTTACAAAAATTGGCGCGATGATGGGGATTGGTGGCGCTGCTGGAGCTGCAGGAGCGGCTGGAGCTGCTGGCGCTAAAGGAAAAATGGGTTTTGGGAAGTTAGGACTCGCTTCTATTGCAGCTTGGTTAGCTACCATGGGCTTAGACAAAATGTTTGGCGACGATGTTTCAGAGGGTACTAGAGAAAAAGGCTTAGCTGCTGCAAGCATTGGAACTTATGCGCTAACTGGCGCAGCGCTTGGTAGTTTTCTTCCAGGTCCTGGCACTGCGATAGGTGCTGTTCTTGGAACAACGTACGGAGCATTTAAACATGGAGGAACTCTTTTAGGCCTTGGAGGAGACGCATCTGACGACCCAGGCTCAATGATGGGCGCGGTAAAACCTTTTAGTGGAAACTACAGAATCACATCTAACTATGGTGAAGTCAGACACTTAACCTTTCCTTCTGGAATAAAAAGCCCTTCATATGGCAAGCCTCACGGTGGAATTGACTTTGGTACACCTATGGGGACTCCGATATACGCCGCACAAGACGGAATCGTAGAGTCCACCCCTTACGACTCGGATGGTTTTGGAAACTACATAAAAATAAAACACAGCAATGGACTAGAGTCTTTTTATGGGCACCTTGCTTCTAAAGAACGCAGTGGAGGTTCAGCTGTACGAGCTGGAGAATTAATTGGTTACAGCGGTAACAGTGGACAAACTACCGGTCCACACTTGCATTTTGAAGTTAGACGCAACGGCGAAAAAATACATCCTAATGCCCTTTTAGAAGGAGCTGGTGAAGTTTCTGGCTCAAATGCTGGAGTGTACGCCAACTCTCAAATGGCTTCTAGTATTCAGTCTCTTCTTCCAAGAATGAGCACTGGCTTTCTTCCAGGAATTGGTGGAGGAGACGGCGGCTCTTCTGTTTCTTATGGCGGCGTATCAGTAACTATAAATATTCCTAAAGGCACCGCAATGGACGAAACAAAACTAGCAAAAGAGATTAAACGAGTTTTATCTGACGAAAACCAGTTAAGAATGGCGGTAACTAGATAATGGGAAATCTAAATGGTTCACCTAAAAACAACGCTCAAAATACTCCCAGACCAACTCCAAGTCCAAGTCCTGGAGTAGGACTAGTAACTCCAGTTGGGGCCACTGTTACATCAGTTACTACTAAAACCTCTTTTACATCAAAAATAAAAAACTGGTGGAAATCACAAGGACAGCTATCTACTTCAAGCATCCCTGTTTGGCAAGCCTACGCAGGTACGACTGTCGCTCCTGGCTCAGGACTATCCCGTGGAGCAAGTTTTGTTGCTTTTGCAGATAAACAAGCGAGTAAAGCGAACAGCACCAGAAATGAACCAAAGACAGCTGCACAACATCTACAAGATTTAAAAAAGATAGAAAAAGATATAGAAGCGGCTAATAGAAAAGACCCAAAACAAAAAAAGTTGCCTCCACCAAATCCAAGCGAATACGACTGGAATCTACCACCACATAGATGGAGCCTTCCTCTTAGCTCCCAAACCGTTAATAATATTGAAAATCAAGAGCCTTTTGGTGTACGAGGAGAACCTCATGATGCCTATAGGCGCGGTCGTATCTGGTGGAAAGCTAATTATGGTCTTGACATAAACTACGGAAAAGATAAAAAATCTGTAAAGCTAGGTCAAGGAGACAACGATAGGAAAATTGGTTTCCAATTTCTTTGGAATCCAGAAACCTTTGGAACCCAAGTCGCTGTGCAAATGGAAGCTGTCCCTCAACCAGCGGATATATTCCTAGGGGTTAGCGGCGCTTTCCCAGCTACTGAGGTAATCTCATTTAATATCAGAATAGATAGAACTAACGACTTTGCGTGCGCTGCAGCCCGTGTTCCAAGACCTCGTCTTCAAGACAACACATTTAACCTAATACAGTACGAGCGCGGTTTTGCTGCTGGTGATTCTACTAGCGCTGCACGCTACATACTAACGGACTCAATAGGAAAAGAACGCGTTACAGACTTAAAAGAGTTTTATTCTGTTAGCGGAGGTTTTTTCTATTACGGAGACCGTCTAGAACAAAAAATTGCCGACTTGTTGAACTACGGAACAATAGCCGACATAGAGTACTTGTACAGCGCTATAAACGGTAAGGGTCCTGGTAACGGAAAACCATGGATAAATGGTAGAGGCAGAAAAACTGCAGACATAGGTTTCCTAATGCCAACCCTACTGCATGTTGATATTGGACCTCTTTCTTATGAAGGTTACGTGACTAACCTAAACGTAAACCACATAGCTTTCACTCCAGATATGGTGCCTATCCGTACTGATGTGAGCTTCTCTATGAACCTATTGGCAACTGTCACTCTTAGTAATAGCGAGGAGTAATATGTCTATAAAACTAGGCTCCAGGTACGAACTTTCAGTAGTTGACTACCTGTCATTAGACATTCTTGGAGACTCATACCCAGTCGTCTTTTATGAGTTTGAAGACTTGGGTACTTTAACATACCAAGAGTACCCTTGGAAAGAAGGCGACAGATTAGACAACATAGCTGTTAAGTTTTATAGAAATCCTCGTCTATGGTGGGTTATAGCTGAAGCAAACCCTGAAATAGAAGACATTCAGTACATCCCCGCTGGAACTGTTTTGAGGATTCCAAGTGTATAAAGCAACAGTTTCTTTACCTACAAGTTTTAGCCAACCAGACCGAATACATAGAGCCTGGATTCGCCAAGCTCCTTATGAGCACGAGTTTGCTGAAATTAAATTCCGTGAATGGGGCATTGATTTATCTCGGGTTAAACCTGGAACCCCTATAGAGCTAACCATAGACACAAAGAAGTTTGTAGGCTATATACACGACGTGAAATCAGATATGTCAGCTACCACTAACTTCACTACAGTGTCGGCAATAGGCGCCTCCTATGTAATGAAGCAGCCAAACCAAACAATATATAAAAACATAACTGCCAGTGAAGTAGTCAAAAAAATAGCAATCAAGTATGGCTTCTCATATAACATCGAGCCCCATCCCCGAGTTTATCCACAGATATCTCAAGCTGGTCTTACTGATTGGCAGCTCATGGTCCGTTTAGCAAAACAAAACGGATACTTTTTAATAGTAGACGGCACTACCCTGCACTTTAAACCGCTTTTAAAAGACTTTAACGACAACATACAAGAGGCTAAATACTTTGCAAGAGGTGAGGTTGGTTTTAAAAACAAAGACCTGCTTTACACCTTCTATCCTGTAATTGGTGAAACTTTGTCACACGCTGGGGCTGATAAATCAGCAGTAGCTGTTTCTGGAATAGACCCCATAACAGGAGAAATACTAAAAGTAGTAAAGCAAGTACGAAGCACACCAACAAGAAAAAACTCTCAGACAGAACTTTTTGATAGGTACGCTACTTCTGTCGTAGCAAGTGATTTTGCTACAGCAAAATACGAAGCAGACGCCGCAGACGAGAACAGTAAGTTTCCTTATAGAGCTGAGATGGAAACAATTTGCAAAGGCAGCCTAAGACCAGGTATGCCTGTATATGTAGATAACGTAGGAGCTGAGCATTCCGGGTATTGGACAGTCTTAGAGTCTATTCATAAAATGGAAGAAACTTCTCTAAATGTTATGAACTTTACTTCTGAGTTTAAATTGGGAACAGACTCACTAGGCAGAGTAAACTCAGGAAGCGTTGAAACAAAACCTATAAATAATGGAAACAGAGTTTTAATCCCTAATGTAAGACAAACGCGAATTGTGCCTAAAAGCAATTTAAAAAGTCCATCTGTTAGGGTAAAGCCAACCGGAGATGTTAGGTTAGTGACCTCTAAAAATAGAACAGCCCCTAACAAAAAGTTTTATGAGATAGCACAGAACACTTGGAGCTCAGACCAGGGAAACCTTAAAACTAAAACCCCAGAAAAACGACGCTCAGCTCTAGCAGCTGCAAAGGTAAGAACCCATGCTTCCAGATTCTGAACATCGTTATTACGGCATGTACAGGGCTACAGTTGTTGATAACAACGACCCTGAAGAGTACGGCCGAGTAAAGCTAATAGTTCCTCAAGTTACAGGTCTTGAGCCAACAGAGTGGGCATGGCCTGTAGGCGGAGCTATATCTCAAATTAAATGGCCATACGGAAGCTTTTATACAACCGCAGACCAAGCAATAGGAGTTAGTACACCTACTTTGGTAACTGGGTGGACAGAGTCTGACACTAACAAAATGTCGTTAAGCGGAAACCGCATATATGTAGATGAATCCGGAGATTATTTTGTTCAGTTCTCCTGTATGTTTACCAAAACTAGCGCTAACTCAGGAACAGCCGATATGTGGTTTAGGGTAAATGGAGTGGATGTCCCATACAGTAACACCCGAATTACCCTTGCTGGAAGCAACGCTGAAATAACAATGACTGTTAGCCTTATTTTAGACTTAGAAGCTGGAGACTATGTAGAATTTGTTTCATCAGCTAGTGCAACAAACACATTTTTAAGCGCTTCTTCAGCAGGTGTTGGGCCAGGGGTACCTGGAATAATCGCTACTTTAAACTTAATAGGTAAATGGAAACCACAAGAGAACACTGGCGTATGGGCCATGTTTGAGGGTGGAGACCCTAACTTTCCGCTTTGGATAGGAGCATTCTGATGACTACTTCAGCAATATCACTGCCTTTTTCTTTTAATAATTTCGGTCAGCTCTCCTCTAGTAGTGACCCTAAAAAGATATGGCAAGACCGCGTGTTGTTAGTCCTCATGACAAGATTTGGTGAACGAGTTATGAGACCAGACTTTGGCTCTAATGTTTCCGCGACTCTTTTTGAGCCAGATTCGGTTGCCATAGAAACCATACGCCGGACCATCTCTGAAGCTTTTTCTGAATGGTTAGGAGACCTAGAGTTAACAGCTATAAATCCAGTGTTCAACCCCGACACTGGAGCGCTAAATGTAAGCGTGACCTACCGACTTCCTACAGGGGAGGAGGACACAGTGCCCTTAAAAACCGCTATCCTTAGTAGGTCAGGAGACATAATCCAGGAGATACCTAACAATGGCTGATGCTAGCAACTTTATCCCACAGGTGGACTACACCTCCAGGGATTATGAATCTATCCGAGAAGACCTCATTAATCTCATTCCTAACTATGCCCCTAACTGGACGAATAGAGACCCGTCTGACTTTGGTATAACACTTATTGAGTTGTTCTCTTATATGGGGGACTTGCTCAACTTTTATATAGACCGTGCAGCCAATGAAGGGTTCTTAGCTACAGCTAGTCAACGAGATAGCATTCTAAGAATTGCTTCTATGCTTAATTACACCCCAACTGAAAGCTCTCCTGCTAGAGCAACTTTGACGTTTACTAACACAAATGCGGTAACAAAAACCATACCCGCTTTAACTCAGATTGCAACAACAGCTATCGTTGATGGAGTAAGCACACAAATAATTTTTGAAACAGATGAGGAAATAGTAGTCCCAGCAAAAGTTGGAGCTGTTAACGGAGTTGCTGAAGTAGACGCAACGCAAGGGTATACAGTTACTAATGAGCTTTTAGGAACCTCAACCGGCAATCCAAATCAAGTATTTAAACTCGCACAGTCTCCTGTTATAGGTGACAGCGTGTCTTTGTCTGTAAACGGGATTACTTACAACTTCATACCGTTTCTTATTGACGCTACATTGTTTGACCCTGTCTTTACAACCTTCTCTGATTCTGAAGGAAGTACGTACGTACAATTTGGTGACGGTGTTGGGGGAAGAATACCTCCCACTAGCTCTACCATAACAGCTACTTATAGAGTTGGAGCTGGCTCAGCTGGTAACGTTCCGGTTAATAAATTAACTTTCTTTTTAACAAACGTAACCGCTGGAGTAACGGTAACAAACCAATCTGCAGCAATTGGAGGGGCAGACGAAGAAGCTACAGACTCAGTTCGCACCAATGCTCCATTAGCGTTACGAGCTTTAAATAGGTCTGTGTCCTTATCTGATTACGCCTCTACAGCGCTTCAAGTTCCAGGAGTAGCAAAAGCTAATGCTGAAGCTGAAGTTTATTCAAGCGTGCTTCTTTACATAGCTCCTTTTGGAGACCCAGGCGTTATAGGCGGCTCAACTACTCCAACATTTGATGATTTAGCAACAAGAGTAGAGCAGTACTTTATAGAAAAAGCTCCGCCAAATACAACGCTAACTGTTCTCCCACCTTCTTACGTAGAAGTTAACTTAGAAATGACCATATATGTACTCCCACAATACAAACAAACAATAGTTCAGAATCAAGTCCTCTCAGCAGTTAGAGAGCTGTTTGATTTTGACAATACATTCTTTTCAGAGACCATACCTATTCAGTATATTTTGTCAGCTGCAGGTCAAGTAACTGGTGTTGATTACGCAACAATACAGTTATACAGAAGAGACTCTGATGAGCAGCTATTTAATATGAGCAATATTGCTAGAACGTCAAACATAGCAACCATTACCACCTCTGTAAACCATGATTTTACAGTTGGTCAAAAAGTTCGTGTTGATAACCCATCTAATACATCACTTGATGGGGACCATGTAGTTTTATCAGTTACCTCAAACACGTTCACTTTTGCAAGCATTGGCGGAAACATTGTTTCTGGACCAGTGAGCACCGGCACAGTTAGAGCTCTAGAAATAGAAACTCTAGTGTGCGGTGTAGATGAAATACCTCAAGAAGGCACCTTCAACATAGAAGTTGAAGGCGGGATAGCTTAGGAGAAACATGGCAGCCGTATACCCAGGGTCAATACGTTCTTTTACTACAAAAGCAAACAACGTTGACGTAATTGACGCGTCACATCCAAATCTTATTCAAGAAGAGGTTGTGGCCATCCAAAGCACTCTAGGCACTAATCCAGCTACCTCTTCAACAGGCTCTGGTGTTTATGTATCTACTTCCACAGCCTTTGCTACAGTAAAAGCAAGATTAGATAACATTGAAAACGGTGTTTTAGGTGACGTCCACACTCAGTACGCAAAAAATGTAGGTGGTAGCACCATAACCCCATCAGCTGCTGCAACAAAAGGACTAGTCATTAGAGCTGCGTCTGGTCAAACAGCTAACCTACAAGAATGGCAAGATTCTTCTGGTACTGTAGTTTCATATATTGATAGCGATGGAGTTTTAAACGCAGACAGCAGCGCACGAGATAACTTAACAGTCATAACCTGGCTTTTTGGATAATAAATGGCTAGATACGGCGATAGTTTCTACGGCCTTGCGTACTACGGTGCTGCAACACTTGTTGACTTTGACGCATCACCGTTTTTGGCTACGCCAACTGACTATGGAAAAATAACCGTAACCTGGACTGAACCAACAGGTTCCTGGGACAAACTGCGGCTTATTAGAAATCCTTTTGGCTTCCCAATGACTCCAGACGACGGAGACCTGTTGGTTGCAAGCACGCAAGCTGATGACGATGTAATCTATGTTGACATTGGTCAAGTTCCAAATAACTCTGGATTGCTAGAAGGCCATACCTATTACTACGCAATATTTGTTAGAGAAACCACCCAGTACACTTGGGTAAAAGCTGGAGAAGCTCTTGGAGTATCCGTTAGAGACTACGGAACTGTAGACCAAATGTATGAATACCTACCCGCTATATACAAGGTAAACAATGTATTTTCTGCGTCTGACAACGACACTGAGATAAATGACGACTTATACAACTTTCTAAATATCCTGGCTTTTGAATACGACTTTTTTAAAACTTTAGCGCAAAATGTCAGTGAAAGGTTTGACACTCTAAACCTAGATGGGCGACTTATACCCACGCTTATGAATGAGTTTGGCCTTGTATATGAACCTGAAATTGGGTTACAACAAGCAAGAATTCTACTTAGAAATGCAATCCGCATCTTCTCAAACAAAGGTAACTTATTTGGTTTAAAGACTTACGTTACAGCTTTTACTGGGTTTAACTGCGAAATAGGTGAGCCTGTAAATCTTATGTTAGATGTTAATTCCGGCTCTTTTAAAGAAACAATTGGATTATGGGAGTCAGAAAGCAATGTAACTTTAACTCGTGGTACTTTGACTTCTGAAACACCAGCGGTAGCGCCTTATGAAGAGCCATTATCTCCTTCTAATTACCCAAATTTACAAAAAGGGTTTTTAAAGACTACAGCTACTTCTGCGGGAGAAATGACATTTTCTTGTGGGGTTTCCAACCCTAAACTAAAAGGAATACCTGTAATAGCGGGTCATACGTACACCCTTAGTTTATATAGTTGGGCTAAAACAACTGCAAGAACTGTAGTTGTTGATATTCATTGGTTTGATAGAAACGAAACATTTTTAGGCTCAACAGGTGAAGCGTCATACACTAACTCAGTAGGGGTATGGACTAGAAGCCCTGGTTCAACCGGCTCAGCTCCAGCAGAAGCTTACTTTGCTGTTCCACAAGTACGGATTGAAGCCGCGGCGTCTGGTGAAGTGCATTACATTGATGCGGTTCAATTTGAAGAGTCAGCATCTGTAACCACCTACGTAGACCCAAGAAGAGTAGACATTATATTAAAAGCAAATAGAGTTAATTTAATTAAAAACCCAAGCTTTGAATCTTCAGGAGGTTTAAGCTATTGGGAAGAGTCTAACGGTGCCGATTTGGCATATCCGCTTTCAGTATCACAAGAGGCTACTAATCCAATAAGTGATGAATTTGATTCTGTAGATAATCTAGTTAATATTTGGTTAAATGTGACTAACACCACAGACGCTCATATTAGAAATGTAGAACCAATAGAGGTTGTTCCTGGGGAACAGTACGCATTAAGCAGTTATGTATGGGGACCAGTTGTATATGGAACTCCGACTGAACAAGTCACCGCAACGATAGCTTGGTTTGATGAGTCGGATACTTATATTTCATCCTCTTCAGGAGATGCCGTAGTCCCATCTCTTGCTGCGTGGGTTAGGCCTTCAGTTGTAGGAACTGCACCAACTAACGCTAGATATGCAAGAGCTACTTTTATTTTTGGAGCTTCGCCTGGAGCCCTTACTGTTTATGGTATGGACGGCGTGCTGCTGGAGAGGTCTTCGTATGTGGCTCCATACTTTGACGGCTCTTATGGGTACAACCAACTTTCAGATTTAGTGTGGGAAGGCACCCCAGGATTAAGTAGAAGCCATTACTATAAAAATAGATTAGTTATTCAAGACAGGCTTGCTGAAACAGTAGGTAACTACATAATCCACGGCATTCCGTGGGCAGTATTCGTCGCCCAGCCTGACTAGAAAGTTTTTCCTAGTGGTGTAGTCTAGCCCCTCCATCAAGGAGGTACTGATGAGACTACAAACTGTAGTAATCATAGGAAATGGCAAGACTTCTAGAGCAAATGTAGAAGCAATACTTAGTGATGTAATAACCGTACATAAAGAAAATATTCAGTTTGCTTTTATAGCAAGAAGCACGCAGTCTGAAGGCATCATATGGGCTCAACAGTACGTCGCTGAGCAGGGCCGAGTTGGCGTTGTATATGGTTCAGATTTATCCCTAGACCTAAAGAAACTAAAAGAAGACAACGCTGGTAGAACCATAGAGTTCTATGTGCTTTGGGATGATGAAGACTACGACTGCTTAGAGGCAGTTAGTTTTTGCCAAGAGAACAACATAGCTATGTTCGACTTAACAAATGGGCTCATAGCTATAAAACCATCTGTAAAGATAGAACAACCTGTACTAGTGGAGATGCCTGAAGTAGAAAAGATAACTAACCCTGAAGCTGGTTTAGTTAAAAAAGTTATTAAAACCGATGAGGAAGAGGAAGAAGAAGAGGAAGAGTTTGAGGACGATGAGGAAGAGCTAGACTCCGAAGACATCATCCTTGAAGGTATACAAGAAATTGCTAGGGTGTTTGCCATGGCGATTGCTGCAGAACTCAAGACGATACTAAAGCCTGAGGCTGACAATGAAGATAAGTAAATTGGCACGAGAGTGGCTGGTTTACTTTTCTAACCACCCTCATGTCCGCATAAACACCCGCTCTTTAGTTGAGCGAGGCCTAAGCCGTAGGAAGAGCCAATCAGTCATTAGGGAGCTTCTAGAGGCAGGTTATTTGAAGTCTAGAAAGAACTCCCGGATAGGTACAAAGCTAGAGCTAGACACTACCACTCTGGTATCGTCCGATATAGCTGTATATAGCCATACTGGCTCAAGCTATATTTCTAATAGCGAAATAGCTCCAGCTGTATTTCTATATAAGCAGGTTAGTGAATATTTGTCCGACGGAGTCGGACCTAAAGGAGAAACCATGGGTTGGGATATATTCAAACCGACGAGTGACCCCAAAGCCGAAATGCTTGAAGAGCGTCGTAAGTTTGAAGAGCGCAAGAAAGCCGAGTACCGCGAAGAGCGTTCCAAGAAGCAAGCCGAGAGGCGAGTCCACCGCTCTAAGGTTCCCACCGACCTATGGAAGTCCCAAGATGTGGCGCATGAGTTTGCCGACCGCCTTATGGACTTTTGGGATATCCCGCCGTTCCGCGTAATTAATTCCAGATTCGTCCCCGCGCTTGCACAGATGAGAAAGACCCTAGATACCAACGGCACCATAGAGCTCGTTATGATGGAGCTGTTCTTTGGTTCTATCCAGCATGACAAGTACAACGATGCGGACCACCTATGGAGAGCCTTTATCAAGATGGCCCCTTCTTTCGTTGAGCAAGCCCGTCGTTCTGTAGTTACACCAGAGGAGGCTGTGACCAACAAGATTGATGCCGAGGTTCAGGCAGACAAGAAGCTATCTAGGTTTGAGGAGGAATAGTGTTCGATATAAACGAAGTGCCTATCCGACGTAGGACTTGGATACAGATGGCAAACCTGCCAAAGGCCCGTGTGGGCTGGGAATTGGGTGACTGTACAGACGTACCCCAGGCTGACCTAGAACGGGTCTCTAAATGGCTCACAGGGCTCTACAAGGGCATCGTGGTCGGCGCCACAGGAAAGGATACGTGCGGCGTAGGACTACTCCTCTACGGCCTTCCAGGGCGCGGTAAGACGGCATTGGCAGCCTCTATCCTCCAGGAAATCATGCGCCATGCCACTCCTGAGGCCTTAAAGATGGAGGATGGCAAGGTCTTGGTACGCCCCTGCTACTTCACGACTTTTAGCGCCCTTCTAGACCTGAAAGGCGCCAATATGGATGAACCTGAGGAATCAGAGGCAAGCCTGTTCAACGGCATATTTGGGACCAACAAGTCCGATGCCTACAATGTCAGGGTCTTGGTCTTAGATGATGTCGGGCGCGAACACGCCAGTCTCTCTGGCTGGCAGAAGAGTGTTCTTCATCACTTGCTTAGGACCCGCTACAACAACGGTCTTCCAACTATCGTAACCTCAAATGTGTTGAAGAAAGAATGGGCTGCTCTCTACGGTGATGCAACCGCATCTTTTGTAGACGAAGCCTTTGTTCCCCTATCAATGGACAACGAAGACTTGAGGAGACTATGAACGAGTACCGGCTATTGCAGGTGTTCCTAAGCACAAGCTCTACAAACCCAGGCCCAGGAATTTTTGAGGTTTACGGAGATGAAGAGCAGAACTTGAAATGTTCATGCCCAGGATTTAACGTCAAAGGAACATGCAAGCACACTAAGTACGTGAACCTGCGTATTGATGAGAACGATGGTGTGTATCCTGTTGAAATTTCAACTAAAGCTTCGGTAGCCGAGGCTGAATTGGCTAAGAATGACCCCGATAAATTTAGGGAATTCCTAATTAAATACGGGAAAATTGAGGTTTTCTAATGCAGAACGGGGATATAAGCAACGCTTTGCCTCCACGGTTCTTGGTTACGCTTGATGTGATAACTGATGAATACGTGGACGAGCAGAAGATTTGGCGCATAATCCCCGTCAAGAGAACTAAGACGCACTACAACAGACTTGTTTTAAGTCATCTATACGTGACTTCCTTAAAGCGCGGGTGGACCTTAGAACTGATTGGATATGGGAAAACAGACGAGGAGATGGTTGAAGTAATGCAATATCTTGACCAGTACGGCACTAATCCGTTTAGATATGCCTCTGGGTACAAGTCAATTGACGCACTTGTCAGCCAATTGCCATACAGGCCAGAGATTGCAGGAGTTATAGATATGCCAACGAACCTACTTCGTTACGGAAGTTGGGGAATGGATTTCCCACGACTATGACAAACGAATCTCGCTTACTTAGTTCTGCAATTGCTCACCGCGATTTATCTCCATTGTTCGAGCGCGGTGCCCGCGACTCTTGGTTCGTAGATGAAGAAGACCGCCGTATATGGGTGTTTCTGCGCACACACTTTTCAAAGTATGGCGAGTGCCCAAGCATCGAAGTTGTTAACGATAACTTCCCTACCTACAAGCTTTTAGATGTTGCAGACTCCATTGACTACCTAATTGACGACCTGATTGCAAAGCGTCGCAAGGTTGCAACTAGCAACATGTTGCGTGAGGCAATTACAAAGATTGAAAGAGAGCAAGACCACGAAGGAGCCTTACTTGCTCTGCAGAGCGGTATCGTTCAAATTGAGCAGAGCGGTCTTAGCCAAACCTCTGATGTAAACCTAATCAAGACCACCGAAGAGCGGTGGGAGGAGTACCAAGCTCTTAAGTTAAACCCGGGACTACTTGGATGGCCTACTGGATTTCCAACTATTGACTCTGTAACTAATGGTTTACAGAACGGCCAGTTGTTAGTTCTAACCGCTCAACCAAAGACCGGTAAGTCCACGTTGCTTATGCAGATTGCCCATAACATTCACAAGGCTGGAGCTGTTCCGTTGTTCCAGTCTTTTGAGATGAGTAACTCTGAACAGCAGAAACGTTACGACATTATGCGAGCGCAGATTTCTTATCAGCGTTTGATTACAGGTACTCTCACTCCAGAAGAAGAGGCTCGTTACAGAAACTCACTTTCTGATATGTCTGAGGACGAGCATAACTTTTGGTTGGTAGATGCGGTTAACGGAGCCACAGTTTCAGCTATTGCTAGCAAAGTTCAGACGCTTCAACCTGACATCATCTTTATTGATGGCGTTTATCTAATGATTGATGAGCAGAGCGGAGAGTCCAACACACCTCTTGCTATTACTAACATAACTCGTTCTCTAAAGCGCCTAGCTCAGAAGTTTAATAAACCAGTATTTATAACAACTCAGTCTTTGACATGGAAGATGCGCAAAGGCAAGGTCACTTCGGACTCAATTGGTTACTCATCTTCGTTCTTCCAAGACGCGGACGTACTCTTTGGTCTTGAGCGAGAAGATGAAAACATTGACGACACTCGTATATTTAAAGTCATGAACGCAAGAAATTCTGGGCCAGTAGAGACCTCACTTTTGTTTACATTCGACACTGGACAGTTCAGAGAACTAACAGGCGATGACATATGACAATAGAAGAGATGGAGGAGATTCTTGCCCGTCTCAATATGGATGTGGTAGGAATCAACGGCTCCGAAATACGTTCGTTTTGCCCAGGTCATTTAGAGATTAAGGGTAAGGAAGACTCCAACCCTTCTTGGTATATAAATTCAGACACTGGCGCTCACATATGTTTTTCTTGTGGTTTTAAGGGCAGTCTTTTATCCCTAATAGCGTATGTAAAAGGCTTTAAGGATGTTCACGGAAATCTTGATTACGCAGATGCAAAAGATTGGCTGTACTTAGAGAATACTGACTTGTCGCTCCTTTTGGAGAGGGCTGAAAGAAAACCTAAAACTGAAGATGTATTCAAAGAGGTGACTGAGATTAGCGACGCCCGCTTAGCTATTTTCACAGACCCTCCCGCTGATGCCTTGTCGGCTCGCGGTTTGACCCTAGCTGCTGCTAGAAAATATCAATTGTTGTGGGACCCCAAACACAGCAACTGGGTCACGCCCATACGTGACCCTTTTACAAACGAACTTATGGGGTGGCAGGAGAAAGGTTATGAGAAACGCTTTTTCAGGAATTATCCTACCGGGATTGAAAAGGGCAAAGCCCTCTTTGGTTTTGCTCAGTATTCTGGCGGGCGGCTTGTTGTTGTTGAATCTCCTCTAGATGTTGTACGCCTAGAGTCGGTTGGCGTTTCTGGTGGGGTTGCTACCTTTGGAGCCCTAGTGACCAAAGAGCAGATAAACCTCATTAGAGGCGCCGACCAAATATTTTTTGCGTTTGACCATGATGACGCTGGTAAACTTGCTTCTGAAAAAGTTTTGGAACTGTCTTCTAAATATCAGTTTGAAGCTTGGTTCTTTAACTACTCACACACAGATATGAAAGACGTGGGCGCTATGAGTAAGTCTGAGATACTTCAAGGACTTGAGAGCGCTCGCCATTCTTTACACGGTTCAAAGGCATTAACGTGAATAGTTACGAAGATGCCATTAAAGTTGTAAAAGAGTTCTACTACAGATGTCCAAATATAGAGGACCACAAGTGCTATACCTGGTGGCGTCACGAACAATGCGCTGTGCTCATGGCTATTCTTTTTGTTTTAACCAAAGACCCAGTCTACGACTTAGGTGAGTCGGGAGATTGGTGGGATAGGTTTTTTGATGACATTCAAAGGTGAGCTACTTCCATATCAACCAGAGGCCGTTGACAAGATGTGTGAGCGGAAAAAGATGCTGGTTGCTTATGACTTGGGGTTAGGCAAAACAGTATTAACTATTGCCGCTTTAGAGCGCTTAATGGATGAGGGTGCGATTACAGAACCTGGAATTATTATCTGTTTGTCTAGCTTAAAGTATCAATGGTCTAATCAGATTAAAAAGTTTACCGAGGGCACGTCTAAGTCAATCGTTATAGACGGCACTCCTAAGCAGAGAGAAGACCAGTACAACAAAGCCTACCGTTGGAAAGACTCAAAAATAGACTACGTAATCGTTAACTACGAGCAGGTAGTGAACGACTGGAAGTTTATACAAAAGCTTCCTAGGGGTTTTATTGTTATTGACGAGGCTACAGCTATCAAGTCATTTCGTTCTAAAAGGTCTAGAGCTGTAAAGAAACTAGCAGACGCTCCTTACAAGTTTGCTCTTACCGGCACTCCAATTGAAAATGGTAAACCAGAAGAGCTATTCAGCATAATGCAGTTTGTAGATGACAAGGTTTTAGGGAGGTTTGATATCTTTGATGCAGCATTTATTGTACGTAATCATTGGGGTGGTGTTAGGCGGTATAGGAACCTTCCTACTTTGCATTCTCGTCTTAAGGAAGCTTGTGTTAGGAAATCGCAAAAAGACCCAGATGTCGCCCCGTATCTTCCAGATGCTATTTATAAAGAACCGATACAAGTAGTTCTTGACCGTAAGTCTGCAAAGTTATACAAACAGATAATTGACGATGTTCTAATTGACTTAGACACAGCGCAGACTATCTTTGGCTCAAACTTTAATTTGTTGGCTCATTATGGATACGACCGCTCCTCTTCTCAAGGCGATGAGCTACGAGGCAAGATAATGTCTAAAATTGGATGCTTGAAGATGCTTTGTTGTTCTCCAGAGCTTTTACGGACTAGCGCCAGAAAGTTTTCACAAGCAAATGGGGAAGGCTCTGCGTATGCCTATGACCTAGAACAGGCAGGGCTTTTAGACGGCCTTCCCAATACAAAGCTAGATATCCTTATAGATTACGCTAGTGATTTTTTAGCACAACAAGAGACAAACAAACTAGTCATATTCTGCACTTACGTTGACATACTCGACATGATTGCAGAACGCCTGGGCCCAGATATGTGTCGGATTTATTCAGGACGCATAGACGCTAAGACTAAAGAGGAGAACAAGGTTGCTTTCAATACAGACCCTGCTGTACGTGTGCTTATATCTAGCGATGCTGGGGGGTATGGTGTTGACCTACCGGCTGCTAACCAACTTATTAACTTCGATTTACCTTGGTCTTCTGGTTCGGCAACACAGCGAAACGGAAGAATAAATAGGGCTTCTTCGGAATGGCCCACCATAGTCATACAAGACATCCTTGTCAGCGGTTCTATTGAGATTCGACAACACGAGGCTCTTCAACAGAAGAACGCCGTTGCCTCAGCGGTCATAGATGGACAAGGCATAAATGACAAGGGCGGGGTTGACTTAACTATCGGTAGTCTGACCCAGTTCCTTCGGGCTGCTGCTGTTTGATTTTGTCAAATGTGGCCCAGCTCACACGCCGAGTCCTGTTATATAGTTTTAAGCCTATATTTTAGTGTTTTAAGGTGTTAAAATATTTAAATGCCTAATGCACCTAAGACGCCTACCCGTACCATCCGCGTATCGGACGAGCTGTGGACCGCTGTTCAGGCTAAGGCTGCCCAAGAAGCGGTAACCGTGACTAGCGTAATTATTAAAGCTTTAGAGGAATACGTCTCAGGTATTGACAACAACTAGCTCTTGGCTCTAAGTTTGTACCCAACCTAATGGGAGGTACAAATGACAATGCCAGAAGCAATTTCGCTAGACATTATAAAGTCAGAAGTTAGACAGTATCAAGCTCTTAAAGATGAAGTAGAGCTACTTAATAAAAGAAAAGACGACGTTAAAGGTCGTATATTTCAAAGCGCTGAAACTCAAGGAGAACAGAACGACAGAGGTCATTTTGTTCTAGAGATTGATGATGAAGTAAGCGGTATCAAGCGAGTAGTTAAACAACGACGCGCTTCTAAATCTTTTAATCCAGAAGCAGCAGAGGTACTTCTTACACAGAAAGAACTACGCGACTCATGCGTTAAAACTGTTGAGTTGTTGGATGAAGACGCCATTATGGCTGCTTACTATGAAGGCAAGTTAACTGATGCCGACATTGATTTAATGTTCCCCGACAAAATTACCTGGGCTCTTATTCTGGAGAAGTAATGTCTTCAGACTTTATTGAGGAGACTTTTTCAGGTCTCGATGCTTATTACCCAAATAGTAAACGTAAGCGTCGTCCTGTTGAGACAAAGAAACAAGTAAAGTCTGAGTCTTGGGAAGATGATTTTTACGAAAAGATGATTGGTGGTGTGAACAGACAAATGTATACATTGGGTTCACTAGCCAAAGCATTGAACAGGTCCCCAAAGACATTGCGTCAATGGATGGACGATGATAAGTTTCCACTTGCGCCTTACAGGCTTCCAGATAAAACTGGACGTAATGGAAAGGTCTACGCCGGTCGTAGGCTTTACAGTAAGGCTATGGTGGAGGCTGCGGTAAAGATATTTACCTCAGCTGGACTGCTACACGCGGATAAGGTAGACTGGTCAATGCACCGGAATCTCGTTGATGAGATTGCCGAGGCGTGGGCCACAATCCGCGCAAACGAACTAACCTAAGGAGAAAAAGGCTATGGCCATTCAGCAAGATGCCCCCGATGCTTCAGCTTATTTAACTGAAGACTCAATTGATGAGCGACCAGCTCAATCAACAACCAAGATGTCTGACGACATCGTTAAGTCCGGATGGGAAGCCGCAGAGAAACTTTCTGTTAGCTCATCCGATTTCCCAACTGAGGTTCGCTTTGTAGAAGGCGAATATCTCGTTCTCAAGTTCCTCGATGCAGACGGCCCGTTTGCAAGTTACAAGCAACACTTCCTTAACAAAACAGGTAAGCGTTCTTACACTTGCTTGGGTGCTGTATGTCCTCTTTGCACAAAGCTTGAGGACCGTCCAGAGAACAAGCGTGCTTTTTCAGTGGTTAACTTTAGCCACGAAGAAGGACCAAAGAAGCAGATGATTGTTGCAGGCGCTCGCCTGTTTCAGGCAATTCACGCTGCTCACTTCTCTCCACAAGGACCGCTCAATCAAAACTATTGGGCTGTACTTCGTACAGGAAAGAATGCTGCAACCTCTTACACAATCATGCCTGTAAAAGAGCGTGACTTGATGGAGGATTGGAAGATTGACCCTGCTATGGCCTCAGAGGCTATTGCAAACGTTGAGCCATATACGGCTGACGTAATTCAGAAACATTCAGTAGAAGAACTAGACGATATCGCGTCAGCACTTCTATAAGTAATTGGAGGCGACGGCCAACGTGCTGGTCGTCGCCTCTAAACTTAGGGGTCGCATATATGAACATAATTACTACACCTGACGCTCTTAATGAGATGGTGTCTCATTACTTAACTCAAGACGCTTTTGCTTTTGACGTGGAGACTGTTGGTCCTAACAGAGGCATCACAGTATTAAATGAGGTTTTATGGATTACCTTCGCTACACACGGGAGATGCGATGTTATTCCTATGGGACACCCAAACGGCGAGTTCATAGAGGAGATTTTTCCTTTAACAGGTCAGGGAGAGAAGCGCCAACAGCAGGGCCTTGTAGTACGACCCACTGATTATTCTCGGGATAAGAAGAAAGCCACAAAAGTATTTGGCCCACCTCCCGAGCAGTTATATCCTGGAGAAGTTTTCAAGGCTTTGGAGCCTTTGTTTTTCTCCACTGAGATTCTTAAGATAGGCCACAATTTGGTATTTGACTTAACTTCTGTAGCTAAATACTACAAGGGTCGAATTCCAGAGCCTCCTTATTTTGACACTATGGTTGTGTCTTTTATTGTTGATAACCGTAATAAAAACAAGTGCGGTTTAGATGATTGTTTAAAGCGCGAGTTTAATTATGAGATGGTTAAGGGCGTTGGTAAAGAGGTTGAAAAACACTCATTTGATGAGGTAGCAAAATACGCATATCTAGACGCCAAATACACTTTCTTGTTGTGGAAAGCTCTTCTTCCCAAAGTTGAGGCTGCAAACTTACAGAAGGTAGTGGCTCTTGAGATGGATGTCTTGAGCGTTCTTTGCGACATGAAGCTAACGGGTGCTCTTATAGATGTAGATGAACTAGGCAGATTGAAAACAGCACTTGAGCAAGACCTTGAACGAACCAAGGCTGAGATATGGAAAACCGCTGGAAGAGAGTTCAATATAAACTCTAATACTGAGAAGCAGTGGCTTTTGTATAGCCCAAAGGATTCCGGAGGTCGAGGGTTAAAGCCAAAGCTTCTTACTACTAAAGGCTTAGAAAAGGACCGAGAGGGCAAAGAGTTACTTCTTACGGATTACTCCACTTCATCAGAGGCACTAGAGCCCTATAGAAACAAGGACCCGTTTGTAACAGCCTTGCTTGAGTATGCTGATATCAACAAGTTATTGACTACTTACGTAACCCCGTATCTAGGTGGTGAAGTTGTTAGGACAGTAGGCGGAAAGTCTCGTACTGAATACAAGGACAGCCTTTTAATTAAGGGGCGTATCCACGCTGACTTTATCCAGCATGGTGCTGAAACTGGGAGGTTCTCAAGCCGTAATCCAAATCTGCAGAATGTTCCTTCCCCCCACACTGCTCATGGAAAATCTATTAGAAATCTTTTTATAGCTCCTAAAGACCATACGCTCGTTGTTGCTGACTACAGCCAGATTGAGCCTAGAGTTATTGCTTCGTTTTCCAATGACCCGATTATGGTCAAGAACTATTTAGAGGGCTCAGATATCTATACAACCGTAGGAGAAACAGTCGGCGTAGACAGAAAAGCTGGAAAAGTTTTAGTCTTGTCTATGGCTTATGGAGTAGGTCCAGATAAGATTGCTAGGTCAATTGGTTGTTCAATAACAGCAGCTAAAGAATTACTCAATCGTTTTGGCGAGAGTTTCCCAGCGGTAGCTAGTTATAAGTCTAAGGTTCTAGGAGTTGCTAGACGAGGTAGGCCTCCTTTCGTAACGACCATAACAGGTCGTCGTAGGTATCTTCCCGAGATGCTGTCAAAAGAACCAGGCCTTCGTGCAGCTGCAGAACGACAGGCTTTTAATACAAAGATTCAGGGCTCAGCCGCGGATATCATCAAGATAGCCATGGTGCGGGCGCACTCAATGGTTCCAAAAGAGGCTAAGATAATCCTCACAGTTCATGACGAATTGGTGGTCACAACCCCAGACCATTTGGTAGACGATACGGTCTCTAGATTACGAGAGGCTATGGAAGGAATCCAAGTGCTTCAAGTCCCGTTAGTGGCCGACATTACTACTGTTAAAAGATGGGGTGACGCTAAATGATTTGGCCTTTTAGAAAAAAAGATGAGTACAACTTAGAGATGGGTTCAGTGCCTTTGAGCACTCTTGTCAGATGGTATTTATATGATGCAGGTGTTGTAAATCCAAATAAAGCAGCTTCTTATTTTGAGATGACGCCCGTGTCTGAAGAGGGTTCAGAAAAAGAAGAAGCAGACAGCGCTAAAAGAATTGAAGCAGTTATTCCGTTGTTTCCATATTTAGCCGTGTTAGCAGAAGTAAACGCTAGAGTAATCTCTTCTCTACAAAAAGATGAATTAGTAGAGGCTGGAATGGACCCCAGCAAGTTAGAGAATGAGTTAGAAAGCATGAAAGAGTTTTATGAACAACTTGGCTTTACCGGTTTAATTACAGCTTTTAGTGCTGCAGCTGAACTCGGTTTAATCACCATAACTGGTGAGTTCTCAGAAATACAAAACTTGGAGATATGAAATGAGCGACTGGTGGACAAAAAAACTAACAAATCAAACCCCTCAACAACAGCCTTACCAACCTACTCCTCCTGTTGTACAACCACCCCCAGCGACACATACCCCGAGTGGAAACAGGCTCCCACAAAGCGCTATGAACGCGTCACTATGTCCGAACTGTTCGAGCGGGAATTATGGGAAGAGTACCCCGGAAGCAAGAGCCCGGTGTTACGACTGCGGGTATCCAATACAACAGTCAGGGTCAGGAGCACCTGGAGTGAACGTACCGACCAGTGGTCCGGTACAGTCAGCTAAACAAGTTAGCACCTCTAGTTCTTTTAGTATGACTCCACAAGAGAAGCTGGGATGACAAAATGGGTTTAGATAAAATAAAAGCTTTAATAAATAAGAAGTACGGTGACGGCACTATGGTCATCGCTTCTGATGTCATACCGAGCGGACGCTTGCCGTCAGGTTCTTTGGCTTTGGATGTTATTTTAGGTGGCGGTTGGCCAACTAATAAATGGCATGAGATTGTTGGAGAAGCAAGCAATGGTAAGACAGCTTTAGCTTTAAAGACTATTGCTGCTAATCAAAAGCGAGACCCTGAGTTCACAACTATGTGGGTTGCTGCTGAGCAGTGGGTTCCTGAGTATGCTGAGATGTGTGGAGTAGATTTAACTAGAGTCTATGTACTAAACACAAATGTTATGGAAATTGCTTTAAATACAGTCCTAGAAGTTGTAGAGGACAAAGAAATAGATTGTGTAGTTATTGATTCGCTTCCCGCTTTGGTGCCTTCAGCTGAAGACGAGAAGATGATGGAAGAGTTTACAGTTGGTCGCGCAGCTATGCTTATGGCTAAGTTCTTCAGAAAGATGGAGAAAGCCGGAAGCCGAAGCCTAACTAAAACTGAGCGCCCATTCATAGGCTTAATAATTAACCAGTATCGTATGAAGATTGGTGTTTCACAATATGCTGACCCCCGCACTACCCCAGGTGGCGAAGCTAAGAACTACTTTTTCTTTACTCGTGTAGAGGTCAGGCGAGATGAATGGATTGAAGTTGGTAAAGGTCAGGGGAAAAAAAGAATTGGTCAGACTATCAAGTTTCAGACTAAGAAGAATAAGACAGCTCCTCCGTCGCAGTCGGCTTTCGTTGACTTCTACTTCGCGGATGGAGGCCCTGTATCTAAGGGCGATTTTGATTTCGCAAAAGAAATTGTTGCTCTCGGATACCTATACAAGGTCATTGCAAGAGCGGGCTCGTACCTCAGGTACGAAGGAAGACAATGGCACGGTGCCGACGCAATGTTAGATTCGTTGCGGGAAGAGATTGACCTTAAAGAAAAATTGGAGCGGGAGGTGCTAGACGTGGTCAAAACTGTAGGGACTTTAGGCGCCGACCCCATTGACATAGATGAGGAGTGAAGGACAAAAGCGCTCAAGAGCCCACGAAGAACGACTTGCCCGTCTGGTTGGTGGTAGCCGAAACGCTGGCTCGGGTGCTTTTTGGTCACGTAAGGGTGATGTCAGGTCTGACGACCTACTCATCGAGCACAAATGGACAGGAAAAAAGTCCTTCACAATGAAGTCCAGCGTCCTAGAGAAGATAGTTGAGGAAGCTATCCTAGACGGCAGGACGCCTGTACTTGGTTTCAGTTTAAACAATGAGAACTACATAGTATTGACTGAGGACGACTTTTTGGAAATGCGTGAGTATCTGTTAGACTTAGCCGGTACGGAGGAGAAGTAGAGCCCTAATTAAGGAGCCCTACCCTGCCTGGTCAAGATGTAGATGACTGGCGTTATGCTGCGAAATGTCGCGGTATGGATACCGAACTTTGGTATCCGCCAAGAGATAAAGACTTATATAAATTAATAGCTGATAAAGCTAAAGCTGTTTGCTTTGGTAAAGATGGCAAGCCTGAGTGTCCAGTGCGCAAAGAATGTTTGTTGGAGGCTGACCGGATGGACGAACCCCATGGAATATGGGGCGGGCTGTCCCATCGTGAGCGTAATGCTCTAAAAAGAAAAGCTGAAAAGAAAGGCCTGACGCTAGCTCAGTGGGTGAGCTTAGACGACTGATGTGGTAAGTTCCTCCATGAGAGGAGAACCCATGGCTATTCAAAAAGAGAAAAGAAGCTCTGCTATGTCTGCGTTCTTGAAGGCTAAGGATGATTCAACAAGAGTATTAGGAAAAGTAGAGCGGTACGTGATGGCTCGTAAGCTATCCGTTCCGTCTGGAAGAAAAGATAACTGGATACACCCATCTCAGATGGTGTCTAAGTATTGGTGCCACAGAGCATCGTTCTTTCATATATTAGGTAAAGAGCCCGCAAAACAACCTACTAATCTTTCTAGAGAACTGGTGTTTGAGCAGGGTCATAGGATTCACGATATTTGGCAAACCTGGTTCGGACAGATGGGTAACCTCTACGGACGTTGGGAATGCGAGCAGTTGATGTGCAAAAACAGTTGGTGGGATACGAGCCCTAGCAACTGCCCTATGTGTAAGGGGCCTTGGATTAAGTACAAAGAAGTCCCACTTGAAAGCAAGGAATATATGATTACCGGTCATGCTGATGGCTGGTTAAAAGGTTTTGGTGACGACCTTTTATTAGAGGTTAAGTCAATTGGAGTTGGTAGTTTCAGATACTACTCAGGCAACCGTGGTTTTACTGATGCTGATTTTGCAGACGCTTGGAAGAACTTAGACACTCCATTTGAGTCGCACATCTCACAGGCGCAGGTTTACATGAAGCTGTTGGAGATTATGGGAGTAGACAACCCACCACAAGAAGCTTTGTTTATCTATGAGTCCAAGGTCAACCAGGAAGTCAAAGAGTTTGTGATTCCTAAATCTAACTTTGGTATAACTGAGCTTTTTGATGCAGCAAAGATGATTGTTGAGTGTTTGGAGAACAAGCGTCCTCCTATATGTAACATTTCTGGTCCTCAAGGGTGCAACAGCTGTAAGGAGTATTTCTACGATGAAGTCTAGTTTGATTGTTGACTCCGCTAGTAATAACGCCATAGAGTCTTTAAACGCTCAGGGATTGCCCCTACCTTTAGACGCAGAGCTTGAGAAGCCAAGTATTCCTACTGATATTACTACTATCAGTGATGATGACTTGATGGAGCTTTACACAAAGTTTGTTGCTTACTCCGACTTTGTCAACACCCAGCTTTCTTGTGCTTTGATTGACGAAAAAGATATAGAGCGTCGCATAGAGTTTGAAGAGGCTAAGGTGTTTTTAGAGTTGCACAGCGCCTCTAAATCTAGCACCGTGACTTTAATAAAAGCACAGGTTGATGCTAATGAAGATATAGCAAGATTAAAAAG